ATGGTGCCTGATATGGTTATCAAATATCATCGAAAACCCCTGACCATAGCCCAGCAATTCCAGGCTCTGAAAACAAGCGGCCCGAATGAACGACTGACCATCACTAACAAGGATCGTACGCTTCTTTGGGAGGGGTGGTTACAGCCGTCATTGTTCAGTCGCCGCTATAAAGTCGTGGTGCGATACACCCTTGGTAAGCTGCCTGTCTGCGTGGTAACCGAACCCGATTTGTTTGCGTTAGCCGAAACAACAGCCATACCGCATCTTTATCCAAAAGATAAGCATATTCCCGGCGCAAAACTGTGCCTGTTTCTCCCCTGCTCACAGGCAGATGACAAGCTCAGCGAATGGCGCAGCCAGCAGAAAATCAGCGAAACGCTGATTCCCTGGGCCTCTCTGTGGCTGTTTTATTTTGAGCAGTGGCTACTGACCGGCCTCTGGGAAGGAGGTGGCAAACATCCAACGGCCAGCGGGGTTAAAAATGAACACTGAACATGAATACTTCATTTCGGTTGACGTTGAGACTTCCGGGCCAATCCCAGGAATATGCAGCCTGTTATCCATCGGCGCCTGTGTGATCGGACACCCGATAGAGCACTTTTACATCGAATTACAGCCGTTAAACCTGCACTACGATCCCGAAGCTCTGGCCGTCACCGGTTTTAATCTGCACACCCAGATAATCCGCGGCATTGCCCCCGAGGAAGCCATGGAGCAATTTGGCCATTGGATATCATCCGTCACCAGCACGCGGGTAAAGCCTATTTTTGTCGGCTTCAATGCCGTTTTCGATTGGTCGTTTATTAATTATTACTTTCATGTTTACCTCGGCCACAACCCCTTTGGTTTTACCGCTGTCGATATCAAGTCGCTGTACATGGGAGTGACCGGATGTCATTGGCAAGAAACCAAATCCAGCCATATCGATACCCGATTTAACATAAAAAACCCCGGCAGCCACAATGCACTGGATGACGCCCTTTATCAGGCCGAGATGTTTATGAAAATCAGAGAGAACATCTAAGGAGAGCACTAACATGGAAACGTCAAAATACATCCTGATCAAGCTGATTGATTGGAAAACCCGGCGGCGGAAGATCCAGTACCTTATTATGCTACTTGGCGCAGGAATACTGAGTGCAAACAAATATTTGGGGCACTCCCTGACACTTCAAAAAGGGGACCTCCAGCTTGCCCTGTCAATGTCTGAAGGTAACATCATCACAGACTACTTCGTCAATATCACTGCTATCTTAATCATTTTGGGTGGATTTATCTGGTTGCTCATCGACGCTTACCAAGAGGCTAAAGTCACGGTGCGCAAAAAGGTCATAGTCATCGAAGGGCGAGGCCTGCGTAAAGTAATGACAAACCCCTTGCATAAGACGGCAGCGAAACACTTCACTGGTAGAATAGATAGACTGGATATCGACATTACTCAACGGATTAGGGATGGTGAAGTTATCTATCCGCAGGATACCTTCAACAATAATATCAAAACCATTGTCAGTAATATCGCGACCCGCATCGACGGTATCGATCATCAGGACCTGACGCTGGTGTACGGGGGCCTGTTACCTGTGCCGTTCACCTTCTACATTGGGGCGATCCTCGATGACAATGGACCGGTATCCGTATTTGATTGGGACAGAGCTCAGGAAGATTGGCGCCTTATCGATAATAATGCCGACGACGACCATGCCAACTTTTCGATCACAGAGGAACCTCAGGATCACCCGTCGCCGGCAGAGGACGTGGTGCTGGCCGTATCAGTTTCTTACCAGGCCGATATTGCCAGCATCCGCCGCACCTTTCCCCATTATCCGATAGCGCATCTGACCCTGGACAGTAGGGCTTTTAGCAACCACTGGTCACTATCCAAACAGAGTCGACTCGCATTGCAATTTACTGAATACGCAAAAATACTGACCGAAAGAGGCGCAAAACGTATTCATATCGTTTTAGCCGCACCCAGCAGCATCGCGCTTAATTTCGGCCGCCGTTACGACAATCGAAACCTGGCGCAAGCCCTTGTGTACCAATACCAAAAAGATCAGGTTATCGCTTACTTCTGGGCAGTAGAAATTCCGGCGCAGGGGAAGCGCGAAGGCTCGGTATTAATGACACCCGAACCTGTATGCGCCAGTTAATCCAGATTCAGTATTAGGTACGCACGCTAACACCGATTCGACGATAAGGGGTTTACAGCCCCTTGTTTTCCTCCCGTGCTGACACCCCATCTATTCAGAGCCACACAATCGATCAGGTGCTTATCGACACTCATCAGGTGTGCCTTTTATTTCTGAAGAACTGTTGAGTATTAATTTAATTAAAAATTAAGCCCCCTCACTCGTTTTACTGTTCACTTATTTTTCAGAGCGTGATGTAAAGAGACAAAAAACCGGCCTGAGCCGGTTTTGGGGGGCTTTCGTTATTATATCAGCACAATGTGGCCAGCGTGATGCCCTAGTGTTGCCGTTTGTATTTTGTTCACTGCCACTATAGGCAACCTCATCAGCGGACGCCCAATGGGTTCTGTAGATAAATAACCGCCTATTGATCGGCCCCACCAATCGTCAACGCCACATTATGCGATATCGCACTTGGGTATTTGTCCACACCAAAGCATCTACGCGGTCTGACAGCACCAAAACAGCAGCAATCAGGAAGATGAGAAAGAATGATAACAGCGCATGGCGAGGAAGCCTGAAGCGTGCAGGCATAACAGATTTTCGCTTTCACGATTTAAGGCACACTTGGGCCAGTTGGTTATCCGCAAAGCCATCTACACCACGAATGCTATCGAATAGCTGAACAGCGTAATCCGTGCCGCCATTAAGAAACGCAAAGTGTTCCCGACGGATGACTCAGTGCGGAAAGTGATTTATCTGGCAATTAAGGATGCGTCGAAAAAATGGAGTATGCCGATCTAGAACTGGCGGCTGGCAATGAGTCGTTTTGCGGGGATACTTACACTGGCACTGCCAATCCCTTTCAGAAAACCCACGTCAGCCTAAGCACGGCTGCCAAACTCCCCATGCACCACATTCCCATCACGTTCCAGATTATCCATATAGTCGGCATACCACTGGAGCATCACCCTACGCTGATCCAGATACTGAGCATGGTTGTACGTGCCACGAATGGTGTTCTTATCCACATGGGCAAGCTGTAACTCGATCCATGCCGTGTTATAGCCCTGTTCATGCAGAATAGTACTCATCGTGTGCCGGAAACCATGTCCTGTCGCCTTCCCGTGATAACCAATCCTTTTCAGCACCTGATTAATACTCGCTTCACTCATCGGTTTAGTGATGTCGTTACGCCCTGGGAAAACCAGATTATAGCGACCTGTCACCACTTGAATCTCACGAAGTGACGACACAACTTGATCCGATAAAGGCACCAGATGCGGGCGACGCATCTTCATCCTTTCTACCGGGACCTCCCAAACACGTTTCTCGAAATCAAATTCTTTCCATTCAGCCATACGCAGTTCAATAGTACGAACGCCCGTTAACATCAGAATCTTTGTCGCTAGCCGGGTTATTGGGCTACCGGAATAAGTAGCAAGAGCTTGTAAGAAAGCCGGAAAGTCATCTGCTAACAGGTGAGGGTAATGAACAGATTTTGGTGGGGTTAACGCACTTGCCAGCTCTGAGGCTGGGTTAGTTTCAGCTCGACCAGTGACAATGGCGTAACGAAATACCTGATTACAGGCCTGGCGGATTTTGCGCAGTTTGTCTAACACACCACGTTTTTCGAGTTTACGAAGTGAACTGAGAATCTCCAGAGGCTTGATCTCTGCAATAGGGCGCTTACCGATATCCGGGAAGATATCGTTTTCAAACGCTTCCATAATGTCTTCAGCGTAACCCTTCGACCAGTTAGGGCGTTTGTACTCATGCCACTCCAGAGCGATAGCTTTGAAGGTGTTTTCTACCGTCGCTTTGCGAGCTTGTTTCTCAACCTTTTTCTGTTCACTGGGATCAATAGCGTTAGCGACTTGCCGTTTAGCTTCATCTCTGCGTTGTCTGGCTTCAGATAACGAAATCTCTGGATAGATACCTAACGCCAGCATCTTTTGTTTACCGTCAAAGCGGTACTGTAAGCGCCAGTATTTAGATCCATTGGGATGAACCATTAAATGCATTCCTTCGCCATCGGTAAGCTTGTAAGGCTTGTCCGTAGGCTTTGCACTTCTTACCTTTACATCGGTTAATGCCATTTAAGGCCCTCCGTTGCTGGCTGTTGGTACAAGATTTTATTGAACGGGGATGTACCATCACATATACCAACAGATACTACTTGATGCTGGTAGATGTAGGTAGACTTGCAGAGAATCTCGATGCACTAAAATCAACCAACTTGCTGAATTTTAGGCATAAAAAAAGACGTCGGTTGACGTCTATTTACTTCGATATGGTACGCCCTACAGGGCTCGAACCTGTGACCTACGGCTTAGAAGAAAGTGACATAAAATTTAACTCATTGTAATTAAAGGCCGTTCTGCATTCACAGTGACACAAAACGGCAAGCAGTGACATATCGGTGACGCCATCATGGCACCGTAGTGACGTCACCAATATGACACCATTCCCTCCCTCCTCTCGCCTGCTGCGGCTCAGATCACAAAGTTGATCATCAGGTTGCGCGGCTCACCGTTAGGCCCCTTAACTATCCCATCCATTTTTCCATCTTTAGTCGCCTGTACCAGATTTCCTTTTTGATAAGGAACGGTAAACTCCTGAGGCCACTCATCCCGAACAATCACCTTTGCAGCATTCGTAGATAAATCCATAAAATAATCCCCACTCAAAAATAGGCAGCGACATAAATTCACAGAGGGCATATTCCCATCAGAAAACCCAGCAATAGCAACCCATTTATACTGATTCTCACCCTGAACTTTCGTCACCATAACGCACCCAAAAAAGTTAACGGCAGATGTTGAATCACCATAAAGGGGGGCTGCGTTAAACGCTGTGTATGCTGCATTCTCATCATCATTGCTTGGGACGACATCAAGGATAATTCCATTAAAGGTTATTGTCCCGCCAGAACCTACCCAGATGTTGTATTCGTTAGCGATGTGGGAATCATCATGATATTCAATTTTGGCTTTTATCGTTGGGCGTGATAATCCGCTGGCAGACCAATAATAATAAACTGGGTTCTCAGGGCTCGTCTCAGGAACCTTATCCCCATCTACATACGGGTCAGCGTAAACATGGAAATTTCTCGTACAGGCATTAACCTGCACGTTAATATCCAAAGTAAATGTCTGCCCAGCATGAAGATGGATATTATTTGTTTTATCCCATGGAGTTCTTTTTAACGCTTCATTTAGTGTTTTTAGCGGCTCTGCTCTAGAACCAATATTTTCATCATCTCCACTGACAGTATCAACATATAGGTTCAGCAAATCATCTGTTGCCGATGTGCCGTAGTACAACCCATCATCGCGTATTTCCAGCAGGTTACCGGCATTCTTTGATAACTCAACTCCTAGCGGATCGGCTTCTGTGCCATCACCATGCAAAGTCTGGTCATGGAAAACCTTCAAAACATAGGGGCCTGAGCAACGAGGGAAGTAAAACGCCTGGGCACCCAACCGGTCATTCACTGCTATAGCGTAATCCTCAGTGACAACCAGCTTAACCACCTGCCCACCAACCACAGGATAGCCTCCGGCGTTGATGTCGATAGGCTGCGCTATGGGCACAAGGGTGTTGTCCTCAGCCTCCTGGTAAACCAGTATACGGTTCAATTCAGCAGTAGGATCCGTATCTACCTTGCCGACGTATATCTTGCCATTGAATACGGTATCGAACTGACGAGGCATGGTCATTAGCTGTATAGGGAGAGTTAAAGGAACTGATTTTTCGGCCATAGGGACTCCTAAATTTACTATTCAAATAGCCTGTAAGTTGCACAGAATTACAGCACTGTGTATTATGCGCGAAAAACACACATGGAGGTTGTGGATGAAAGGTATATTACTCGGGTTAACTATTAGCCTTCTGGCTTCTGGCATCGCTTCTGCAAAGACTATTTCCGAACACCAAAATAGATGTGAAAAACAGTTTGATAAATTTCCGGAAATGGTTTCATGCCTATCAAATAGCATAAAGTCGGACAGTGATTATGATAGTGACCCTGAAGCCAAGCTCTATGCAGCGCAGGCAAGAAGTTTAGCGGCAAAAGTAAAGCGAAAAGCAATGCACGACGAAGATGCCGCTCTTGAGTTGCAAGAAAAGTACATAGCTATGAACAATAGATATCGTGCAAGCATGGAGCGGAAGGATGATTCTTTGATGTCTGTAATTAAAGACAGAATGCGCCAAGCTCCAGCGATTCAACAACAGCAAAATACAATTATCGTGCCTCAGCAGCAAAAGAAAAACTGCAACTCTCCCGGTGGGCCAATAAATTATCAATGCATATATGCGCAATGAGTTAGGGATAGCCCTCAATGGCCGATAATAGTTACGGCTGGGTAATTTGGTTTGCCACTATCGGCCTTACTGCAATAGCTGCCTGATTCAATATACGCTCATAGGCTGGAGTTCCTGCCTTGGTGTTCGCCAGCTTGAGCATGGAATTTCTAAACACTTTGCTTTCGTAAACTCGCGCTAACGCCCCGTAACTAAGGGCAACTCCTGTAGCCACCCCTCCAGTGCCGACTACGTCTGATGCGATTCCCGCGGGGACTGCAACCTGAAAAAGCTCTTGCCCAGTTGGGGTTACCGCTCCGGCGCGGGATGCTCTTCGCGTCTGATCGAGGTATTTTGTTAACCCATTCAGATACTGCCTGTCCGAGCCCTTAAACAGTATGCCCGTCTGCGATGATAGCCTGTTAACCTCGTTCAGAAACTTGTCAGGACTACCCCCTGATTTCTCGTAGGCTTTACCGATAACCGAAGCCCTCGCAGCATTTCTTCCACGAGAATCAAGTGAGCCGTAAAGCTGCCGTACCTCGCTTGGTTTATTGCTAAACAACAGGTTGTTGACCACCTCTGGTGTCAGGTCTCCTTTCTGTAACACGTTTTTAAGCCGCGTATTATTCACAAGCTGAGCCTCATTGGCGTAAACCGCGTTCGCTTGTTTATAACGATAGGTCGCCCGTGGCCCGAGGTTCTTCGATACAGCACCGTTGATATCGTCCGTGATAGATGAATATACGCGATTTACCGCAGCTTGGGACTTATTCGGCCACACTACCCTATCGCCTTTAACATCTTGCCTAAATTGGGTACGCAGATCCCTCAGCAATCCAAAGTCTGCCCCCTTACTTAGCTCATCACGATAGGTCTGAAGCTTACCGATTGTCTGAGCATCAGAGGCAGTACCGAGTCTAGACAAGTTGGCGATTTCCTTATCTATAACAGCAATAGACCGGGCCGGGTTAATTACACCGACAGACTGCATGGCATCATTTACTTCGGTTAGACGCTGCCCCGCAGCTTGCTTAACTTTATTTGTCTGCCTCTGAAGACTGCTAACTATTTCCTCTGGCGATATTGCGTCAAACTGCTGCGCATAGTTTTGCACCAGTCTACTGCGCGCCTCCTGCTGCCCCCTGCGGACTGAACCGGTGCCAGTCACTGGAATTTTTTCTCCGAGAGCCTGGGCAGAACGACCGGCGAAAGTACCAGGTTGGGCAATATCAGTGGTCAGCAATGGTGCATTGTTTTTCTCTGCAAACTCTACAGCTTGCCTTGCCTCCGGGGCTATTTCGCCACGTACCGCAGTAACCCCCCTGCCAATCCCTTTGGCTACTGCTGACAGCGCTCCCTGAGCACCAAGATTAATGGCGGCATTTTTCGCTGCATTCTCGGCAAAGTCACCTTGCTGGTTTCCGGCCTCTGCCAATGAACCAACAGCCATGTTACCAGCAACACCCAGACCAGGAATAAGATACCCGCCAAGAGACTCGCCAGTCTGCGCAAATTGGTCTGTTGGGCGGTCTACAGGACGATATACATCATCAAGCACGCGTGGGCCACCCAGCCCTTGGCTGATAGCGTTAATTAAGCTAGCTCCGCCCTGTAGAACGTCGAAAGGTATATTAACAAGACCGCGTGCCGCCTGTTCTGCATTATCCAGCATCGTTGGATCACGTTGTTGCAGTTCGGGCTCCTGTTGCGGCTCATCAAATTGGTCAAAGAAATTTTCTGAAGCTTGCTGTTGAGGTTCTGGTTGCCCATCATCAAATTGATCGAAGAAGTTAGCCATTACTATCCCCTATGGTAAGTATCCGTACTTAGCCTGGAACTGTTGGGCTAATCCTGGATTGTTTTTTAATGCCCGAATCGCTGCTGCCGGAGCTTGCGCATTCGGTTGCTGACTAGCAGCATTTCGTCCTTGAGTTTCTATACCTTGTTTGCCAGCTTGATATGCGGGGAGTGCGTTATCTTGAGCTGGTTGCTGTTGTGAGGCATCCGCGTTATTTGCTGCCGTCGAAACCACTAAAGCGTCATATACTCGCCCTGACTGCCCTCGCAGAGAATTATACTGCCCCTGCATTTTCCTCATTTTTGTTTCAGTGGCTTTGCTCGAATCACCTGGTTGAGGCAAGTACATTTTCGAATACTCTTGCATTTCCTCATTCGTTATCGCAGCCCCAGTTTCTGGGCGGAGTATGGAATACAGTGCATCCCTCGCATTCACCATGTACTGCTGCTCTGCTGGGGAAAGCGACATGTTAGCCACTGTGCCATCACCTAAAGAACGATTAATCAGAGCAACCCGTTGTGGATTGATACTTTTCCCCAACGCTGACATAGAGTCCATAGAATCTTTTAGGCGCAACGCGAACCCCGCAGCTTTTTTCGTCCCCTCATTGGCTTTATCAATAATATTTTGAGCCGCTGGCAATGAAATTGCTTTCATTCCTGGTTGACCAATTGGCTCGTTAATTTTCCCGGCCTCCTCGCTACCATCGGTATAATATTTGGTTACGCTGCCGTCATCATTTTTTTCGACCTTGATCAACTTCTTGATGCCTGTGTTGATCCCAGCACTTGCTGCGAACGCAGCAGCCCCCTCAGGATCACTCTTCAGCATCTGAGCGTACTGGCCGTAGTTCTGCATCGCAGCAGTAGGCGCGTAAGCAGACCTGATTGAGTTTTCCCGGCTGATATTTTGGCCCCGCGCCGTAAGCGACTCACTAGCCCGGTTACTCCGCTGGGTTTCCGCTAGTTGATCGCGCTTATGCTCTGTATCGTAATAATCCTTAACCCCCAGCGCACTCATGCCTACCAGGTCGACAGTACGAGCCAGGCCCTGCGGATCGTCTTGCAACATTTGCAGCAGCCCTTCAGGGCTTGAGCCTATGGACGCCAGCGTATCGGCATGAGCCTGTGCCGCCTGACTCACTGCTCCAGGTTGCTTTGACGCTAACGCCAACCGTAAATCGCGGGCGGCATTACCTAACTGCATGCGTTGATTTTCATCACGAAACCCCATGCCCTTTTGCACTGTCTCCATCTGCTCCGGGTACTTGGCCGCGATGGCCTCAAGCGCTTTCGGGTCACCGGATGCATACGCCTGCTGCCAGTCTTGCCGGAACTGCTGCTGAAGCTGCGCCTGTTGCTGGGCTTGCTGGTTCTGCATCGTCAGGCTTTGCAGTTGCGCATGGCCTAACCGATTTTGGGTTTCTTGCAGTGCTTCACCGCGAAAATCCGGCACCATAGAATCATAGTAATTCACCGGGCCAAGCCCCTGTAACGTTGCCATCAGAACAAGCCTCCGAATGAAGAAAACATGCCACCAAACGAGTTTAAGTCTTGCGCAGCACCATTCCCCATACTGCTATTGGCGCTGGCCGCAGTCTGCCAAGGGATTGCCACTTTACCTGCTTTAAACTGGCCCCCCTGAGTGAGTAACCCCGCCATAGCATTGGCATAATCACCAGATGCTTGAGACATATTGCCAGCACTATTGAATCCGAGGCCCGTCAGTCCCATCAGGTTGCCGTACTGGCTATTCAGGTAGTTCTGTCCCAACTGTGGCGCGATTGACGCCATTGCGTTACCGGTCGCGGTTGAGCCCAATCCGCCGGTCGCCTCGGCCCCGGCCAGTTGCTGATAGCGAGCTTGATTCGCTAACCCGGCATACTCCCCTGAGTTGTAATAGTCGTTCAGTGAGCCTTGGCGGTTATTTACCAGATTCAATAGGCCAGACAACCCACTTTGCCCGGCATCGTAGAACGGCTGATACAGCCCCATCTGCTTGTCGTACATCTGCTGCCACAGGTCTTTGGCTTCATTGTTGGCAGAAATCTGTTGTTTCGCAGCCTTGTTTGCGCCAATACCACCTAAGACGCTGCTTCCAGCATTGGTGATCCCGCTTACTGCTCCGCCCATAATTAGTATCTCCACAGCACATGGCAGACCGTGGGGCCGCCGTTGATTAGATTAAGCATCTGCAAGCCGTAGTCAGTAAAACCCAGCCGTTTTGCCAGGTTGATGACACGATTACCTTTTTTGATAATCAGCCGCAGGGGCACATCACCCGTCCGGGCAATAATCGCCTCACCCGCAGCGCGGCTCCGGTGACGGCTGCCAGGCTTACCGGCCATATGCACATCGATAAAATCCGTTTCTGGCATAAGGGCAGCAACAATGCAGCCATCAAACAGCAGGTATTCCGCCGCAACCGGGGGCCAGTCATCCAACCCCCATAGGCGAAACAATGCCTGCCCGGTTAAAGCATCTATTCGTTGTAACGTCATAAGTGAAATATCAGTCGATGAGGCCGTGCGACCTGAGGGCATCCTCAATCGCCTTAAGGCGCTGGCGGGTTTCTTTTAAACCATCGGGTGTGGTGTCAGTATCAAAAGATTTGTCGGCATCAAACATGCCCTTATGCGCTGCTCCAGTCGCTGGCGTAAAACCATTGACCCTTGCACCAATGACTTTAACGCCGTTTACGGCAAAGGAGGCGGCACTCAGTTGAGAGGTAATCGATTGATTGGCAGTTTCTGTTTTCGAAACGTAATCGCCCCGAATGCCCTCAATCGCCTCTCCCTGAGACGCAATCAACTTATCCTGCTCTGCATTCGCCTCTTGTGCCTCAGCTGCGCCTTGCCCTGCTGCATTGGCCCTACCGGCCAATTTACCCATATCAGAGCCTTGCTGTATCACGTAGAGCTGATATGCGCGGCTGAAGTTGGCGGGCAACATCAAGGCATCGAGATGAGTAGAGCTTATCTGAACGTCTTTTTTTAAATCAGAATCAGCCATCGCCCACCCTTAACTGACATAAGGTCAGTGATGTTGGAGTTTTGGTAATAAGTCGGATGCGGAACCCAATATTTTTTCGACAGCGCCCAACCCGGCGCAATAGAATCCTGGCGTCATACCGATAGGTATCATCCGATTTGATCAACTGCTCATGGCCATAATTGCTACCGTCAGTCGTAGCAGAAAGAAATAATTTTTCCGCACGCTGAGCCAGACCGGCAGCAGACTCAATTTCAAAGTCGAACAAGTTGGTGTTGTCAGCTTTAAGCATTGGGGTAAACAGCAGGAGTTCTGCCGCGTCGTCATACTGTGACGAAAGGGAGAAGTTCAATCGCCCGGTGGTCCCTTCCCGCTTATCACCTACCGTGATCCCGCTACCGTCATGAATAAAATCAATACCGCGATAGGTATCACTGTACAGGCCAGACTTCAGCAAACACCATTGCGGGCCATTGGCCGACACAGAGCCATCAAAGCAAAGAACGTGGCGAGCCAGGTGGATTATCAACAGCTCATGCGCTTCAAAGCGTACTGACTCCATTACCGCCCCGGCCAGCTCATCAGCACTGTACTCACTGATAATTTTTTCAACCGTTGCCGTTGCTATTGCTGTCTTGCTGCCACTGTCGACAACATAAACTGACGGTGTCCCGCTGGCGGGGTGGCTCAGCACGGCAAATGATTCGCCGTACTCGCATTGGCAGTGCGTACCGGCAATGCCGATGTTGACCATCAACGAGGGCTGAGCGATATAAATCGGGTCAGTGGCGTTAGAGCTGCCGGTAAGAGAGAAATATTCAATGGTTCGTGAACCGAAGCACACAACCAGGTCACGCCAACTGCTTACACCGATAATGCCATCAGGCTGCGATTCAGCGCGGTAAAAGGGTCGATACCGATCAGGATGAGACTCATCCTCCAAATCAGTCACCCCGAAAGTGTCGCCCCCCTCTTTGACCCATACATAGCGGCTCCGGTTTTGACAAATATCTTTGACGCGACCGATGTCGTATTGCGCGTAATCTATTGCCACCTCCTCTACGTGCAGTTCGACAGAGACCGTCGTAGCATCATCAGTAGACGCACCATCCTCCGGATCTTTGTCTTTATACCACCAGGTGATATAGACGACTGAGCCGTTTGTTTTGGCTCCCGTGATTTTGATATGTGTCAGCCAGGGTTTATCATCCTCCGGCTTTTCCTGAGCCTTTTCGGTCCCCCACTGCTCTTCGGTGATTGAAATACTTTCGCCGCTAACCCCTTTTGCATCGACTGGCGTTAACGTGACGACGATCTTTCCCTTCTGAGCTTCATCGGGAACATAGAAAGCGTCCTGCCCATTTGGCTCATGGGTCCACCTGCTGAGCGTTTTCTCATATCCTTTTTGAGTTACGTCCCTTTCCGGCCAGTTATCGAGCGTTTTAAGCTCTTTCGAGTCGTATCCGTAGAGCAATAACTTGCCGTTAGCGGCAATCCCCTGGCTGTTATAGCTGTGCGCCATACTGACGCGGCCACTGCCGGGGATGTCCACAAGTTCATCGCCGGAGGAATACAGTTTCCCGCCGGAAACTCGATAAATTTTATTATCCTTTGTGTTGTACTCCGCCCCTCGTGCAATGCCATTAACATCAGCCCCTTTGCTTATGCCAGGGAACGAACGCATATAGCCGCCAGCATTCAGGATTTCTTTCTGTACCGCCAACATATTCACCGGCAGTAGATCGACGTAATCAGCAACATATGGATTCTTACGGCTACCCTTCATTAGCGGTAGTTGTATCGTCGGCATCGTCATTGTCCTTTCGATGGAAGTAGCGCGGACCATTGAGCAACCTGTTACCAGAACCGACAGGCATTCGGTTTGGATATGCCAGGCGCGGGGTGCGCTGCTTAGCCAGGAATTTAATTAACCCTTCCTTGCCGTGACTGGCCTTAAGCACTAAGGACATCGGGGGCTCAATGCCATAGTCAGGCATCATCCTGATAGCCAGATTGGTAATGACGGCATTAAGGCTAAAGTCCGGCAACCCATGCAGATCTTCCGGTGCGGGATCTACACCTGGCTCGGAAAAAAGGAAACCGAGCGTGATACCGCGCTTATCATCCCCAAGGCCCCACTCTGACAACATCAGTTCAAGGTCTGACAATCCGTCCTCAAGGGATTGGGGCTCTACATCGGTCAAGGAGGTATTAGAGGCCAGTGCCGCTTTGCGTAACGCGGCAATGACCAGATCGCCTTTATTCGTGAGTTTCATCCGTTTTCGCCTTTGGTTTGCGGCCACGAGTTTTAGGCTCAGGCTCAGGCTCAGGCTCAGGCAGGTTCAAGCTAACCAATCGCTCCAGAACATCATCTGCTGTATGCCCATCCCATTCTTTGCCAAATTCAATTTCGATTCCTTCAGGCAGGTGCGGGATTTCAGACTCTGGCAGATGGTAAGTCACTGCCCCGACAGGGGTATCGATACCCGCTAAAATCCAGCCTTCCCACTGCTCACCCTCGCTGCTGCTAAAACTCCACCAGGCTTTATCTGCAAAGGCACGCATCAACGTTGAGAACAGACGGACACGGTGTGCGTACAGCTCATTGAAGGTGTGGTAACCGTCAGAGATTTCCCCCTTATCGACAACATCAGAGCCAATGCCCACATCACCATCAACCATTTTTTCACTGACCACTATCTTGGATGGATGGTCTACCCACCCCTCAGATAAATGAGCCTCCAACTCGTCGGTTTCGATAATTTTTACCTGCGCCCTGTGTCCCCATACCAACGTGTCACCACCAGGCTTATAAATCATTCGCGACATAGTGAATCCTCAACAAAGAAAAAGGGGCCAAAGCCCCTGTGTAGGTTAAGCGGTCTGGTTAGCCAGGCCGATACCGATCGCTTCCGGGCGCACCGCAACAGCGGAGTACCACAGCGCGATACGACACTTACCGGTAAATGTCGAGATATCACCCTGTGTCGCGAAGACGCCGCTGATACCCACTCCCGGAATGTTGAAGGAGCGAGACTTCATGCCGGCGAATAATTCGTGACTGACCGGCAGCGGCTGCGATACCAGGCGGATAGAGTCATCAGCCCAGAACACATTGGTTGCAGCGGTTTTCACGTTGAGGATATTCACCGCCATTGTATCGGCCAAGGAGGTGTTTACGTTGGCGTAGGCACGCTCTTCAGCGGCCAGTGAGACATCGTCAAGCGCTACCGGCTTCGGTGTGATAGTCACATTGTTGCCGTTAACAGCCACCACTGAGAACGTTGCATCTTGCGTAAGCACGTTCTTAGCCATTTGCGCCAAATACTTCACACCGGCAAAGCTGATTTTGTCACCACGTTTCAGGCCTGTGCCAGCACTGAGTTTGACCACTGCCACGCGGTTATCGACGTTCTCTTTGTTCTCGTCAATATCCAGACGCCAGGCTTCCGGCTTGAATTTCTGCGCGCCATCGACAGTTAAGCCTGTTGCAGTAGACGCGGCCAGAGTTGGCAGTTTAGGGGAGCGTAGCACCTCATCGAATCCGGCCACCTGACGTTGAATTGTGCCGCTTTTGTACGCCTCTTCCGGGATGCGGCCGAACATATCGCGGTTTGTCAGGTCACGCCCCGCCCGCTTATAGTCGCCCGAGTTGAGAAAATACGTCAGCCCGGCACTTCGGTTCAGTTCACGGGCAAACATCAGTTCTTCTGCATCAGCCAGGAAGTCCCAGCCACTGCCGGTGGTGGTGCCGATAGGTTGCGGATTGGCAATAACCAAAGAGCCCATATCAACGGCCTGCTTGGCGATCGCTTTCTCGATATTGTTGGCTAACTTCACACCTGATGCGTTAATTCGCGCACGCAGCGTAAGTTCATCGCGCAAATCATCTGCACGCAACTGGAAGAAGTCGTTATCCGGCTCCCCCATGTTTCCTTTTACCGACAGTTCCAGGAGGTCAGTCTCCTTACCGGTCAAGTCCCACCCTTCCTGAGTTGGCGCTTCCTGTTCAACTCGCATCCAAAAGGTATTATCTGAGCGCTGCATAGACCCCGCTGGCGGGGTGTACTTCTTCACCCGCTGCGCCATAGGTGTCATGTTTTCCACCGTGTTGATGATTTCATCAAGCGCGAAAGTGGTCACCTGACCTTCATTAAGTGCCATTATCGTAATTCCTTAATCATCTGTTTAATCTTGCGGTAAGTTTCCAGGTCGCCTTTATCAGCAGCCGCATTCATCTGCTTTTCAAGCGACGCCTTAGCGCTAGCTGTTGGCTGGCCTTGTACGGGCTCATCTACTGCCGGTGCGCCTGACACCTGCTTACCACGCGGTTTGATAGTTAAACGTTCGGACAGTCGCGTAAGCTCAATCAACGCCTGCTGCGAGTTCATCGTCAGTAATTGACGCGTTTTCTCTGGGTTTGCCCCCAGGTGATACATGAGCGCAGCGGATTTCTCAGGGAACAACAGCATGATGTCCGCACCGACCTGAGGCGGTACCAACTGCATGAATGCGTCCTCTTTAGCCTGATAGTCAGGAATATTGAGATTCTCCGCCGCGTCATAGTGTTTGCGTGCAGCATCGACGTATTGCGCTGATTGCTGGGTGTACTCCTGAGTTTTACGGCCTTGCTCAGCGACAGCGCTGCTTCGTGCGTCCATGGCCTTCATTTGCCACTCGTTGTTCGCCTGCTGGAAGGCGGCTTGCGCGCGGTTTTGGTCATAGTCGTACTTCGACAGCGCTTCTTCAGAGAAGTAGTCGTTGTAGTTTGGCTGCTGTGGTAACTCAGGAGTCACCCGTAAGTGCTCCGGCAGCTCTCCGCGATTAACAGCGTCAGCCTGCTGCTCCAGTTCCCGTTGGCGCTTGCGCTCAATACGGAACCGAGCCTTTTCACTGTTAGGCGCATCCTTCTCCGGGTGGTGTTTACTGCCCTCATCGTCATTCAGGACAATATCGAAGCCTTCTTCCTGGCCTTCGCTGGCGTTGGCATTATCGACCAGCAGATCACTTGCAGGTGCCGCCTGCTGGGTAACGGACAGGGGTTGTTCTTCAGTTACCTGAATTTCGGTGGTATCGGTCATGATTTAGCTCTCTTATTGAGGTGATTGCTCGGCTACGCCGCCGGTGGGGTTGTTTTGTCTCTGCGATTGCAGGTGATTGGACACATCCAACTGCTGTTTATGCTGCTGGCCTGTGCCCTTAAGAAGTAAATCTACGTTTGCTCTGGCGTCATCACTGCTCTGTTGCTGGAATCCATTTATCATCTTCAGGAAGTCACGAAGAGCAGCCTGTTTATCCAGATCCATGCTGTTAAATATCTCAGCAACTTTGGCAGCGTTGAGCTGGTTCTGGCTTTCAACTTTGGCGGCATCCACCTGAATTTGCTGTTGCTGGTTCTGCGCTTTCATCAGTTCAGCCTGACCGGTTAGATATTGGCCTTGCGCAATGAGCGTTTCCGGGCTCGGCTCATCAGGTTGCTGCTGAGCTTGCTGGGCCATCTGAATCTCTTCAGGCGTCTCCGGTTTTTTGAGTCCCATTGTTACCAGTTGTTTGTTGGCGTACTCGCGCATAATTTCTACGCCCTTACCGTCCAGCAAGGTGAAATACTGCAACAGCAGCATCTGGAACTCAGGAGTGCCCTGAGGCGTCTTAGCGAGTAATTCAAGTATCTCGGCGCGATTCTGCTCCTTCATGCTCTGGAAAGATGGTCCAATATCGGTATACGTTTCATAACGTCCCCGGATGTCGTTTAACGTGACAACATTGCCCGTTTGATAATCAACAACCTGTGACAGCAGTTGCACGTCCTTCTCGCTACCATCTGGCAGGGTCACAAGGACGTTTCGTTGCACGTCGTAGATATCATTTACCATCGAGGCATAAACCTCACCATCGCGGCGCATGGCCGTGGCAAGATTGTCCTGGAACACGAAGGTTTCCAGATCCGCACGCATGTTTAGCTGGTTGACGGTCTCGAAAGCCACGTTATTGTTGGCGGCGTCACTGCCCACTCCTAACGTAGCGATCTCTTTAACTGCGTTGGTTGCAGCTTCCAGCATAAATGCGTTGGCCTGTGGAACTTCTGGATTATCCATGTACCCTAGCGGTTGAGGCGGAATATCCCCTCCGTTCTCATCCTTTCTGTTCATCAGGTAGTACGGGAAATCATCTTGCCCGTCATACATGTATTCATAGCCAGCGATCTGCTCAGGCCAGAAGAAAGGCTTCTTTTTCGGTGTACGGGCGACAATATCGGCATTGAAGGACATAATCATGTTGCGCAAGCGCTGACCGTCTTTTGTCAGGCGCACAACGCCCTCATAAACCTCCTTGTCTCCGGCAAATCCCCATTCCCCATACACAGGGATAATGGGTAAGTGCTCACCAGCGATCAGCTCACGGTCTTTGAGAATGCACGCCGATGTGATGAGGGACTTATAGACGCGGCGACGCTTCACTTTGCGCTCTGCGATTTTCTGCATACCGCGCTCTGCGAGGTCGTCGATCACCTCGGCAATATCTCGCTTGAAATAACTCACCGGCTCACCTGTCAGCGGGTCCTGATAGATGAACGCAACCTCTTTCTTTTCCTCGACCTCGTAATATTCCCCCACGTAGACAACATCATTCGTCAGCCAGGGGAATAACCAGTTCGAGTTTGGGCTTTGGAAACTGGGGAGGTCATCAACCTCGAACCCCTGCTCCTCTGCATATGCCTTCCATCCGTCCAGGCTCATGGCATTAATGACCGTCACATGCCGGGCATCGCTTTTATCCATTTGCTTGGCATTGCTATCCCAGACGACGTGAGTACACGCCTCATGAATGGGGATCCGGCGGATTACTTGGTTGTTACTTGTCGGGTCCTGGTCTTCGTAATCGGTGACAATACGCCATGCACCGACACCCGCTTCTATCTGCTCGCGCACTGCTACGTTAACGGAAATCTTCGCGGTATTGTGGCGCATGTCCGTACGGTACATGCCCATCAGCGTATCAGCAGCATCCGGGTCAGCGTTATCTGTCGGACGGTAACGTACATCGACCGGATTTTGACGCATTTCTGATGTCAGCTTGCGCACAACCGGACGGACCACATCAAATTGCCCGCGATACTGCAATGTTGTGTATTGACTCAGCCAGTCATCCCACTGCGACACACGAGAGAAATACAGGTCGTTTATCGCTTCGGTTCTGGCATCGTCGCTAGACATCCAATCTCTATCAAATATCGACAGAATGGTGTGCAGCCTTTCCTGCTGCTTGTCGTTGTCAGCCATCATCTACCTCGTGGGCGTGGAATAGGCCGTATAGGCGCTGGGATTTTTTTCTCTTTGGGTTTTCTGATGTCGCGCATCATTCGGGCAAAGCGGCGCATCATGTAGGCATAACGGACAGCATCGACAACATCGTCATTGGTTTTAACAATTTTCCCGTTTTCATCGCGATGATAGAGCCGGAACTCTTCGAAAAAAGGTTCGCAGGTGTTGAATACTCGGAACCTGCCTTCTAACATCAAGTCACGCAGCTCTATCAATCCAGACTCAACAGAGTTGCCACCTTCGGGGAATGTCGCGTGCTCGCCCAGCATCTGAAACCCAGCATCGGCGTACTGCGTTTTTAGCTGTTCGCCACCGCCTTTTTCATGCTGATGTCCGTCATGTGGCCAGGCGACAGGTATTTTGCTAGCCCAAGGTTTGACAGCCCCCCAGGCTTGAACGGCAGTATTCTCTGATTTCTTCCATACTCTTGCGAGATAGAAAACATCCTCGTCTTTGTCCCACCACAACTGAATATGCGCCTGCGGGTGATTCCAACCGAAGTCCTGGCCGTTGATAACGTAGAAGTGGTCCGGACATTCGAAGGGCTGGCATTTGATGGTCTCTTCAGGGATCTGGAAGATTCTCCCGCTGCCCATCGTCGGGATGCCCTTGGCGCGAGCTTCTCGCTCATGCTCAGGATAAGATGCGACGATCCGCTCTTTCTGTTCATCGCTATAGTGGTCGGCGTCATAGATTGTCATCGTGACAACCTTCTGCGCTTTGCTTGGGTTCTTAATGAATTTTGTTACAACGTCAGACATACCCATTAACGGGGTAAACGTCAGAATGGAAAACTGCCCGTATTTGTTGGTACGTGTCAGACCTTCAGAGTAAATAGGATAAGGCGGCTCCTCATCGAACCACACGCCATGTACCGTGTCAGCCTGCCAGCGTGCCCGCCCCTGAGAGTAGGGTTTAAAATAGACCAGGCTTGCGCCATCCTCTACGCCTTCAGCATTGTGGTGACGGACAAGAACTCGGTCGATAAGACCAGGGAAAAACGGCGACTTAACATAGCTTACGATATCGTCTTTTGGGATCATGCCGTAGCCAGGAGCGTTACCTTCATCGATACGCCCGCACAAAATACGCTGCGTAGATTTAGTTACTGTTTCGTTCGTCTCCCCGCCTACCCAGAATACGACTGGCTCGTTGAACCGCCGCCCCACCCAATCACCTACATACGCGCCATCATCTGGATAACCAGCCGTTCCTGGGTAGCGACCGGTAAGATGAAACGCTACCTCTGCTCCGCCTGTAAACGTTTTACCGAGCTGGTTACCGGCCATAAAACAGCGCTCTGTGAACTCGGCACCAGCATCCATAAAATCACGCTGCTTGCCATATGGTGCATATTCAAAAAGCTGGTGACTGCGGCGATACTCGTCTTCCTCTTCCAACAAGGCTAGCAGTTCGACCTGCTCCTCGTCGGTCAGGTCATCAAGATTTATCGCTACGTCTGCCACGGTTGAGCAACTCCTTGATACGTGACTGACGAGTCTCCCTATTCGCTGGCGGGGTAACATCCTCAGTCTCAATTTTTTCTTTAAATGCCTGCACGTTGATGTGTTTACCTATCAGCTCAACGATTTTTACCTTGTCTGGCCACTTAATTTTTTTCAAAATATTTTCAATGGTGGTTTCATCAAAATTAGTGACTGTTGTATTGATATCCAACCCACTTAATGTTGTGCGCCACGTCTTAGGCCATTCACTGATCGGTTTCAAACTTCCGTCATCATTGAGAATATCGAGTACGTCCATTTGGTCTATTTCTACCAAGCGGCGTAAAACATAGGCTGCATCGATATTAACCTGCGCGTTACGCTCCGATTTAAGTTCGGAAATTCGCTTTTTAATGTCAGGTTTTGACAGGTTGTCTGACGCGGTACGATTTGCTGTTTTGACGCTGTACCCCGCCCTGATTGCCGCTTGCGTTGCGTTCAAATCAATAAGGTACTCACGACAAAACATTTCCTGCTTGTCGGTGAGAGCCATAGTTTTCTCCGGTAGTTACTGCGTAACAGTGACGTCTACTGGCATGCCATTACTGTTACCAGTTCGCGCCCACCCTACAAGCGGAGGCGCTATTTTTACAGCCTCGTTACATATAAAAGCATCCGCCGCTGATTCTGGCGCAGCGTCCCCTATAGCAATCAGCGCGATACCACCACCTTTAGGTTGCAAATCTACCGCGACAGAACCGTCAGAAATTTTTACCCATTCAGTTGTTAGGGTCATGTTTTTTGAATTCATATCTCAACCTCGGTTAATCAAAACCGTTCTGACTCATCGTAGTACCTGCCATGAAGTAAATGCCCACACTAATTTTTGCATTTCCTTCGACAGGACTAGTCGCCTCTTCTCCGGTATAAACATCAAATGCTCTGAATGGGTCACCACTAAATATCAATGCTATATTGCCAGTAATAGTGCTCGCCGTTATCGTTTTGGTACTCACACAAGGCTGAACCGAAACAAACTCATTATTTTCACCCAAGTAAAAATAACGACTTTCCTGGGTGAACATTGTGTAAATACTGACGTTATTTAACCTCGTAATTCCCAGAGGGTTTTTAACGCTGAATTCTCCCCGATATACAACAGCACCATCAGGCATAGATTGCTTCACCATAGCTGATTTATTGGTACTGTATGACGTCGCATAAATCTTAGGGATGATAGGGTGGCTGGCTAAAACCTTTAAACCATCACTCTCTTTTTTTAGCAGGTTGTCTTTCGCTGGACTTATAACCACATCCCCACCGCCCCCTCCACCTCCGGCAGGGAGGGGGCCGAGAATCAACATACCTTTACTGTTCATGGCGAATGCTCTCATCACGTAATAATTTGGATATCTCATACCAGGGGCATTATCGAAGCCACTCTGAGAATGGCTTCTGTAATGATTAAGCTACTGGCGGCTTGTTTGGTCCAAAATAACGATTCACCGTAGTGCCACGCTCGTTCATCACGTACAACGTATCGCCAGGGGCAAGATCAAAACGAACTGTTTGGCTTTTCGCCACTCCCGGCCGCTCAATGAAAATAGAGTCATCAATACCCCGAGAAACTTCATTTGCTTCGTATATGCAATCGCCGCCATTAGCGTAGCTGTGCTTTACTGTCATCATGGTCTTCTTCTCCTACTTCTCTTGGTATAAAAAAGCCCCGCGATAGCGAGGCCGTTGGTTATCATGCATTACGCAACAGCCTCGGAAAGCTGCTCTGTGATGGTCAATAAAAAACCGCCCGAAGGCGGTTAGTTTACTTTTTGGAAATGGCCCCTTGAATGGCATCCGCTAGGCTACTAATTTCGTTAGCGACAGCCTTCAAGTCAGCAGCTACTCTTGATTGAGTGCTAGAGCCGACTGAACCTACAGAGGCTTTTGCGATCTCTAATGCAGCTTGAACCGCTAGCAACCGCTCGCGATCTTCAGCCGTCTTGATTGTGTAACCTTCCAACATATCAATCTCCATTTGCTAAACCCACAACGTTTGCGGGTAACGATATGTAAATGGGGTTTATTCTGATAATAACAAGGGCATTATCGATGGCCTTCGTAAAGGCCACCTGTAATGCCTATTAACAATCCGCGTCCGGACGAGCCACCGCACGACAAGCCCACATACAGGCTTCCTGCATTTTGGTGCGGGCAATAGCCAAGCAGCGAGCAGCATCATGCGCTTCAGCTGAGTGATTTCCCGTCTCACATAACTCAGCGGAAATCTCATCACGCTCAGTTTCGATCAGACTGCAAAAGTGTCGGCTGACACCTTTGAGGCGGTTCATACGCTCAATATCACCAGGCGTTAAAGTACGGTATCCCTTCACCGTGCTGCCATCTTGAGGTTTAGCTTCGTTCATTGGTGTAACGGTCAACTAAAACCGGACACGGATTTAGGCACATTGCTGTAGTCGGCGTTCATATTCATCCGGCGATATATTTCCCAGCCGATAATGCCGCCTTTTCAGATTATAAAAACTGTCAATATAATCGATAACATCAGCGATACCCTGACTTCGGGTTTCATAACGACGATAGTTAACCCTCTCAGCTTTCAGGCTGCGGAAAAACCTTTCCGTAACAGCATTATCCAAGCAGTTACCTTTTCGGCTCATGCTACCTGTAACATCCAGCCCCTGCTGGCAGGATTGGAACTGCGCGCTGGTATATTGCGCCCCTTGATCGCTATGGAACACCACTGACCCTGTGGGTCGTCGTTTATTTACGGCCAGCCTTAAGGCCCGGACAGTCAAGTCGCTGTCCGGTTTGTCTGAGAAGGCCCAACTCACTATTTTTCTTGAACATAAGTCCATCACGATAGCCAGATATAACCAGCCCTGAGCGGTACGCAGATAGGTAATATCACCTGACCACCAGGTATTCAATGTCTCTGGATTAAACTGCCGGTTCAACAGATTAGCGGCCACGACAGCGGGTTTTCCACCGCGTGGATAGCGATGACGCCTAGGTCGTTTAGCTACCAGTAATAAGTTTTTCATTATCTGCCGAACGCGGTATCTGCCCACGTTAAAACCTTGTTCCCGTAACTCGATGCACATGCGCCGGCTGCCATATGTGGCATCCATTTCAGCGTGAACATGCTTAGCCGCCGCGTGCAACATCAGAACATCGGGCTTGATCATTAGCCGACGACTACGGGCATAAAACACGCTGCGCGTGAGCGATAAGCAGCGGCATACCTGTTGGATATTTGCACCGACCTTCTTCAGTTTCACCGCGACTTTTTGTCGTTGTTCATTTCCATGGCGAAGAAGGCCGAAGCCTTTTTTAACAGGTCATTGTCGCTCTGCAACTGCCGTACCTGCTTTTCAAGTTCTTGTATTCGCCGTTGTTCCGGTGTTATAGCACTGGCTCTCGGTGTGTTTCCGCGGATCTCTCCGCGATACTGCCTTAGCCAGCGTTGTAAGGTTGAAAGGCCAATATTCATTGTTTCAGCAGCCTGGGTCACCGGGTACTTATGCTGAAGAACCAGATTGACGCACTCCTGTTTAAACTCATGAGTAAATGATTTTTTTCGCATTCTCACCTCGTTAGTGTTGCTCATTATATCTCTAACAAAGTGTCCGGAATGATTAGACCATTACATGGTTTCTCCCGGCGGATTCTCGCCATAGATTAAGTGTGGCCACCTGGCCAGCGCAGATTGATAAAGCTGTTTGTAATGCCAGCGTGTAACGCAGGGCATCGCCCCAGGTGTCACCCTGTAGTGCTGGCTGCTCACATGGGATGAATACGGACTCAGGGGGCAACAGTACGACCTGCTGCGGTGCCGGTGGCAGCGTTTTGCTGCAAGAGGTCAAGAGCAGCGGCAGGCATAGGACTATTGCCACATTTATCGCTTTTAAGTGCATCCCGTAATTTCCTCTGGTACGTTTCTCCCTGCTGGCGCAGTTGCTGATTATTCTTTTGTTGTTCTGCCATCAGCATGCGGTTACGGGCGTCCTGTTCCTGCATGGTGGCAATCAGTCCTGACTGCTGCGTCAGCATTCTTTCCTGTTCTGCACCCTGCTTCCGTGCCAGCTCCAGCCGATGTGACAGCAACGAACTGTACCCGCCGAGGAAAATACACACCGCCAGCAGGAACAGCAAACCGCCCTGTGTCAGTTTTTGCAGCCAACCGGTCATGCGGGGTAGTCCTTCCCTGAAAGTTGGAAGTGCGGCCCGTCTTTCAGGGTTTTCCAGTCACCACCCCACTCAATCGCCGTACTCAGTTCTTTACCTGCTTGTTTAAACGCTGCGGCAATCTGTTCGTAGTATTTCCATTCCCAACTAATATTACTGCCCAGATAGGCAACCACGTCTACCGCATGGCCTGTTAGATGTCGGCTTTTCATCGTCTGACTTGCACCAGCAGCAACCAATTGTTTTTGCCTTTCCTTGCTACGAATCCCCTCCGTGATACCGAAATCAATGGTTGATAGCTCAAGTGCTCGACGGGCAACCGCTATCAACTCGGGGTTGACGCCAACGAGATTTTTCTCGCTGCGTGCGCTGAAACGATAATTAGCGGTCATTTTTCGGTTTATCCTTCTCATCTATTGGTATATGCGTTTTCATCGTTGAGAAAGCGCGGAGAATTGCCAGGCAACGCTCGACACCTATTCCACCAATCACAACGCCAATCAGCAGCGCGTTGTCTTGGCTCATCCCGAATAGCTCAAGGGAATTGATAACGCCGAGAGAAATCAGCAAACAGATACAGCCAGCGATAACGGCATCCATCCATGACTTGCCATCGCGCAGCGTCAGCAAGGTAGCCATGCCAAACGCAGCGAACGATCCATAAAGCACGGGTGCATTAGTTTTCATCCACAGCAAAGTCGCCTCCAGGAACCCCGGTGGCAGGTGTTGATTATTCATTGCCCGGCTCCGGGTTTCAGAAATGGAAAAGGCCGCACCGAAGTGCAGCCTTGCGTTTTTTTAGGGTTGAAAATGAATGAACATCCCCAATATTAATAACACCACATTTCGTGGTGTCTTTTAAAAGGATAGGCAATGTCATTAAAACCGGGCCAGAACTCTGGCAAAAACGGCGGGATCTTCCAGGAGATTGGTCCACGTGGTGGCGAAAAGGATAATTACGCAACGGTGCGTGATGACCAACGTATGCCACCAACGCAAAATCCTGGCAGCACATGGAAAGAAGTAAAACGCACACCTGACAGTAAGCGTTAATTAAATATCAAGCCAGCAGCTATTTTGCTGGCTTTTTAACAAATGGCTCGCCAAATTTGAAAAGTTTATCCAGCAAATAACAATAAGTCTCATTGTTACCTTCTCGGGATATTTCCACACCACACGTCTCACATATTCGAAACGCAGCATGTGCGCATTCATGTGCCAAAACGTGCAGTTCGCCTGTGAATACACCAATCAGAATGAGCAGCTCACCCGTCTCAACATTTTCAATTCGTCGAACACAGCCTCCCAGCGACCGGACATTGTCGGGCTCAAGTCCCAGCACCGCATAGGCTTGCATCCATTCTTCCCGGTTGGTACAGAGGTACACCTGAGCACACTCAAACAACGGGACAAGCATTCGAGGCAACTTCGGCCATTTTGGCTTTGCCATGAGCACTCCAGATAACAAAAAGCCCCGGCGTTTAGCCAGGGCTCAAAATTGTGTGATACCGGAAGTTCTGTTCTTAACCACAGATAAGAGCGCTGCCCACCTGCCCCAGCCTCAAAGATTGGCAGTGTCTAACATCACACCATACGCTCTAAACTGTGCTGCCACTATCAGCTTATTCAAAATCGCTACGGGCCAACAACTGCCTTAGCGGTATCATCATTGGCTGCTGGCTCTTCGCTTATCTGGCATCCTTCTCTATCCTGGAACGCCTCATAAGTGGCAGTATCAAAGATAGAGACAGACTCAATCTGATCCATCGGAATAATCGTTCTAAAGTGCTGGAGATTTAGCGGTTCTGAATCCCCTGCAATTTCATGTTGTAGATAATGGTCAACATAGCGATGACATTCGATAAACCGGAGTGTGTCCTTGTCACGATAACCACTTACATAAGGAATTATTGAAAGGTGCGCCATTTCTGAGTGCTCGAAGCGGGGCGCGGCAACATAGCCAATGTAAACTTTCCGCGACTTAAGCGTGGCGAAGATAAGTCTATCTTCATCAATAGCCTGAATAAGCAGATTTTCCATAGCGTCTGTTTTGGCCACTTCACGGTAGGCCGTGAGTCGGCTATCCCCATCCTGCAAAGACAGCTTCGCTTGGTTACCTTCAGTAAAAGATATCAAAATGGCAAAAGTTGCAGCAAACCACAGTAAAAATGGCTGCTCAATAAAGGTTTTGTCGGCCATCCAACCATGAATCGTTACCGGCTCATACCATTCCTTTATCAATAGTGGGAGATTCAATATGAAATCAAGAACACAGGAGAAAACCCATACTATGAGTGATGCAAGGATCCCGTAGAGGAAGAATTTGCAGCCGTGCAAAGCAACTTGAAAGTAGGAGTTCCAGCCATTACTACGAGCATGTTTAACACGCGACTGGTAGTGGTTATTGGTATACCAATAACCACATACCAAAATAATCATTACGATAATCGGCCCCATCAGCTCTCCTTAGCTCTTAGGGGTGGGACTTACCTGTACGCGCAAAGCCGCGAGACAGTTCAACCATGCGCTCATGCATCGCTTTTTGAACAGACTCATTTTGCATGTTCAAAGACGCATTACCGTTAGCATCAGTGAGAATTTTACTGTCATCAGATTGACGCAAATTTTTCTCCAACATCTGTCCTACTAACCTATCGGGGGTAAGAAGCAGTGTTCGAAATTTCGCCTTAAATCCCATGATAATCTCCTTTATCTTACAGATAGTCCGACGTTACTCGGCACGCACTACCCTTGCCTGATGGTAAGAATAGTATAAGAACCGGCCTAATGTATGAGTTTCGATCACATCCCTGCGGGAAAAGCATCCTATCATCATTGCTCCAAATTGCTAATTTTTTTGCTTGTTACCTAGAGCTCACACAACACATGGCCTGACTAGCAACGATCAGCCAAGACCCCGCACTAGAAACAACAAAGCCCGCACGGAGGCGGGCCTAAGTCTTGTGCGTTGCTGGCACTCTTAACACACTACAACAGTTTTTTCGGGCCGAGGTAGTATTTTTTCAACATATGCATCCATATCTAATTTCACACCAAGCATACATAAGCAGCCATCAATGAAACTTTCAGCAATCTGTAACTGACGCCGCACCTCACGCTCACTGCACTTCTTGCGGCGAGCAATAGAAGACTTGGATTCACCGTATACATAGTGAGACATCAACAGATGCAACTCATCGGGCTTACGCACATCCCGCAAGCGACGTACAGCCCCATCGATAATTAGCCCATCATTGTCACTGCAAGAGGGCTTGCCTTTCTGTTGAGGCAGCAACCCTTTGAAACCAGCAGCGATATGGGAGTAATCAACACCGCTATGGTCTTGGGCCCAAACACCCCAGCGGGATAGAACCTCCTGGATATCTCTCATGCGCTCTCTCCCACGGCTTCCGACAGCTGCTGACGAATTGTCTGTAAAAGCTTGCTGGCTTGATGATGAATTTTTTCCGACTGCTTATCGGCAGTTGAGAGCAGCAAAAGCTGCTCATTCAAATTGGTGTCGTTAATTAACGCATCGCACACCTGACGGAATTGCGCCCGAGTAATTGTGACCTCTTTGTAACCATCCAGGACTCGGATACCCCGCGATATCCCTGGTATGATGATTATTGCCCCCTTGGTACATAAGCCTTTCAGATGAATCTCCGCTGCGTTGGGGGAGCTCCAACCAAAACCATCGGCTATTTCTACCTTGGTCGGCGGACAACCGTTATCAGCAATAAACTGCTTAATGAAACTCAGGACTTCCCCCTGCTTCAGCGTTAAACCGGTCATGCGGCCACCTCAATTTGATTAGCCCTGCGTTTTTCAAGCCTGCGAGCCTTGCGTGTGAATATGGATTTAATACGTTGGTAATACTCTTTCGTGAATGTGCGCGGGCGGTTGTCGTTGTTTATTGCCTCGACCTTCTCGGGACCAATACGAATAATCAGCCCCTGCTCAAATGCTTTCTGTGCGCCTGCTTGGTCACGATTACACCGGACACATTGCGCTGCTGTGTTGTGCAGATTGAAGGTCAGATGCGCAGCGCTACCACGCGTCCTGTAATGCCCACAGTCCATCGTTCCACCAAACTTCTGTGCTGGGGTTGCGCCGCAACTGATACATGGCATACCGGCGTCCCTGAGACGCACATAGCGGTTGAATACAACCTGAGCCTCAGCCTTCCACTGTGGTTTGGTTTTCAGGGCCTGCTTACGGGATCGAAGCTCCTTCCGTTCAGCCTTCTGCGCTTCTTCCCGTTTGCGACGCTGCGCTTTGACCCGCTGTTCGCGCTGTTTACCCACCATCATTACGGCGTAATCAGCCTTGTGCTCATCACAGCACCACCACTGAAAAATTGTCTCAGGCTTGAACCGGGTCTCGCAGACCTTGCAATAGCGGGCCTTGGGGATATTACTCATACTTCGATTCCCCCTGCTCGGGCATACGCCTTCGCCAAAATGCCCCGCCACTCACGGCGAGCTGCCCCCTCGTCAGGTGAGCTAAAACCGTATTTCTGAACGTGCTGCCAGGCTTGCTTTTCTGCCGGGTTCGCCGGTGACAGGCCCTCAACAAGCAACCGGTCGAAAGCATCGTCAAAATCAATTTCCGGTACATCGCCCGCAGGCAGCTCTTGGCGTTGTTTCTCCATCACCGCAACCATTGCCGTTTTTTTGGTTCGCTGGGTATTCCACGCTATCGCTGCCGCCAAATATCCACCGAAGCGGGTCGGATCGAATATCATCCGAGCGCTCAGCATGTGCCCCAGCGCAGGGTTACTCAGCAGTTGGCTGGCGCGGTGTTCGGCAACGAGATTCAATTCGCCAACGGTGTGCCCTTCTGTCAGGCGTTCGATGATTTCTCGCAGGGTGTCGGCACGCTTCGGCGTTCTGCCGTTGATTTTTGAATTCAGAAAATCCAATACCTCCCCCGCCAAGCTCGCAGGGTCCGCTTGTGGTTGGTCGGTCTGGGGGGCTATGGGGGGGTTATTTTTTGGTTTTAAGATTCCTGAAAGATTCCGGATCCCGTTTTCGGGATCGTTACCTTCCAAAAACGGGATCGTTTCGCCATCGGTAACAACACCGTTTTCGGGTGCCTTCTCTTTAAGGATCCCGTTTTCGGTAACATTCCCGTTTTTGGGTTTGTTTACCGGCTTTTTCAAACGATCCCGTTTTTGGTAATGTTCCCGTTTTTGGGTACGTTCGACATCAGGAACACTTTCCTCAATACCAACAAGGCGATACACCGGTATCTGATTCGTTCGCCCACGGCGATCACCAGTGTCCTCAATGAGGCCAACGGCAATGAGATGTTGTAAACTCGACTGAACCGTCTTCTTGTCCAACTCCGTCGCATCAGCCAATGCACCAATAGACGGAAACGCACAATGATCAGGGCCGCACATATCCGCCAGCCACGTCAGAACGGCTTTTGCCGATGACTTGCCTGTCTTTATTTTCTTGGCCCAGTTCATCGCATCAATACTCATACAACCACTCTCTTAAACTGCTTATCAAACTGCCAAAGCGGCACTACGCAAGGCTCCGGGTAAAAGTCGCGCTGAAAAGTGACCTCCAGATAGCTAGAAGCCGTGACAGTAATCATGCGCCCGCGCTCGTCACTGAAACGCTCACCGATCATCGGAATACGCGGACCTGCACCCTGGCTCACAGCAGAGGTGTTTCGCTGCAAAATTCGGCGAAAACGCTCCTGTAACTCTTCTGCGCGCATACTTACCCCCCTATTTGATGCAGAACCTGATCCCGGTATATCCTCACGACTCATACACAAAAGAACCGACGGAGGTTCAGCATGGACGTTTACAAACTACAATCTCTTTTCAGGACCCACGCCTATCACATTGCAAGTGTGAAACGTTGGGGCTCCGAGGGAGAGAACATCCCTTACTACAAGGCATGGCTTCACGCTGAATTGCTGCTACGTTTGGATATGCTCCTAATCGAACATCGAAAAGAGTTCGCGACATCATGGGAGCCTTTGCTCGGTCGCACGGGCCTAAATCATTTACTTTTTGTCCGTGCAGGACTGACGCCGCCCCAGGTAACTCAACTTTCTTTCGATGAAATTCTTCTCGTGCTGCACCAAGACCTGAAAGATGTGAATATCCCTGCGGAGGCAGTGAAGCTGCCAGACTCTGTGCTAGAGGGACGAGCCTTCGAAATTCACCGTAAATCGCCTGGCCAAACTGAACTCCCTCCGTGCTCCGAGGATGAGTGGAACCCGACTTTTTCAGAGAAAGCTCAAGGCTTGCATGCTCATTCATAAGGTTGTAGCTCATCTAATATCTATCTGAATTAACTTACCTTTATAGATATTTCAGCCTGCTTAACTAGACGCGCAGGCTGCCCTTTCAATCCGCCATCGACATTTTCTCTCATGCTCCTTATTAACGTTTCACCGGCTCCCTAATGTGTTCCAACATAGCGATCAGTCCACGAGCCAAATCAGCCGTCTCTTCACCACTGAACAGCACCATGCCTTCCGGCTTTTGATAGTCGATAGCCGCAAGTAACAAACTCGCCCGTTCAACAAGCCCACCCGGTTTTTTCCAGTGGCTGATCCGCGACTCATCAATGCCAATTTTTTCAGCCACCTTGTTTGCACCGCGCACTGCAATACGGCACATGATTTCACTTTCGATATCCCGCGCTTTCTTGCGCGTGGTTGCGTCATGCATCTGTGATTATTCCCTTTGTCATGTACGTTTTGCGCCCAGGCTCGGAAAAGGCCGTAGCTCTTCAGCCTCAACCTTTCCGCTTGCGTGCACCAAAACAGTAATATTTCGTTTGTTTTTTAATGCCTTGCTAATGGCGCTTTGATAAACACCAAGCTCTTCAGCAGCCTTCCCCTGCCCATGTTTGGATACATAGTCAGGTAGAGGTAATCGCTCCATATCAATCTCCAGTTATGGTGTTGAACCAATTATTACCAACAGTAATTTTAATGTCAACACCACAAGTAATTTCATGTTATTCCATGTGGTGATAAAATTTCAGGATGAGCAAAAAACCGTTAACAGCAGAACAGATTGCCGATGCCAAAAGGCTAAAGGCGATTTTTGAAGACAAGAAGCACTCCAAGGGATATTCCCAGGAGTCGCTTGCTCACGAATTAGGAGTGGGTCAAAGCGCGATAAACCAGCTTTTAAATGGGATAAATAAACTGACCCCGGCAAATGCGGCAGCTCTTGCTAAAGCGCTCAAAGTCAATGTTGAAGACTTCAGCCCATCACTTGCCCTAGAAATAGCCCAAATGGCTCAAGCCTTAAAAGCTGGTGATGTCGGCCTTACAGCCTTAACTGAGATTCAAAGGGAGGTGTTGGAACTGTTCGACAGTCTTCCAGACGAGGAAGCTGAGCGGTTCCTTGTCGAAATGAGAGCGAAAAAAGCTTACTACGACGCGATTTTCAAAGAGATGCTGGCCAAAAGAGGTAAAAAGTAATAGCCATTGCGAGGCTGGCTTAGGTTGTGGTCGGAAGAGTACTTGGTTGGGTTAAGAATTTACGGCTTTGCCGAAGATGTAGTACACACAGCGCGAACCTGGCGATAGATCGGGTCGCAATCTGATTTTCCAGGGAAGATATGGAGAACAAAAATGGCTGAGAGTGACTCCTTGTTAGATAAGCTGTTCGCACTGATTGAAGATGGTGAAGCCAACACAGACGTAATTCTTTACAATGGTCCCATTGATAGAAATGGTTATCTGAAAATAACAAAAGCATGCAGAAAGACGAGCCCAGCTAAGAGCGCTACCTTGATTCTAGCAACCTATGGAGGGGATCCTGATGCAGCATACCGCATAGCTAGAGCCCTTCGCCATAACTACCACGAGCTGAAAATTATAATTCCCCGTGAGTGCAAAAGCGCAGGAACTTTGCTGGCCATCGGAGCTTCTAAGCTAGTGATGTGCGACATGGGAGAGCTTGGTCCATTGGATGTGCAGTTAAGGAAACATGATGAAATGTTCGAAAGTAGCTCTGCATTAGACTACTATCAAGCATTATCAGGTTTGCAAAGCTTTACGAAGAACGCATTCAAAGACTATCTTCTGGATATAAAATCTAGTTGCGGGATAACCGCAAAAACAGCGGCTGACTTCTCGTCGACATTGACAACAGGACTTTTCAGCCCAATATTTCAACAGCTTGACCCAATAAAGCTTGGTGAGGTCCAGCGAGCAGTACAAATTGCCGAGAAGTACGGTGAAAGACTTAACGCTTATGATAAGCCGATGACTGAAGATTCCCTATCAAAACTGATAGCCGGATATCCATCTCATGGGTTTGTGATCGACAGAAAAGAAGCTAAAACTCTATTCAATAATGTTGATTCACCTAACAATTTTGAGCTAGGGATAGCTGCATTCTTCAACGAAAAATTTCCACCGCGTTCATATAGTAACGTAGTGTTTAATATCAACCAGATGAAAGAGTTAAGACAACTCGCTTCTGATGCCATTGCAGAACAAAGAGAGGGTGAAGATGCTAAAAAATCTGATGAGCAACCAGAAAGACAGGCTCCAAGGAAGAGAAAAAGAAAGCCAGCCGCACCTAGAAGAGGTAATGCAGGCGGAGCGGAAGAAGGCAGACAATTTGATGCAAGTGCTAATCCAGAATAATAAAAGCAAAGCAATGAATTACCTAACCTCATGAGAAAAACCCGGCTCTGGCCGGGTTTTTTTGTTTCTATAGATCGAACTCCACTTTGACCTTACTCCCTTTGCGTACCAATTAGGCCACATCGCGATACTCCCTTACCTATCACATTTCCGGTTTCCCGGCAAAATCCTTCCAGCTCATCAGTAATCGCCTGCTGAGCTTTTTCATCATCCAGCAATGACAGCTCCAAAACAGCACGTCCTACAGCGTATAGTAATCATGTTTTCCCCCTGGTCCATTTCCATGGGTACCTCCGTTTGATTTTCATTCAAAACACACGTTCATCTCTTCCCTAATCAGTATTCTACGTCGAATTTCCAAAAACTAAATTCGCTTAAAAATCAAAAAAATAACCATTGATGATAAATTATTATCACTAACAGTGTTGATAAATAAAACACTAATGGTAATAATCCATTCCAACGACAGCAACAACGTCACCCAGGACCACAGGGCTAGCTCTTTAACAATTCAGAAAGTCGGATGAACTACCGGACTCACTGGTAATTCTGGCGCAGAACGAAGACCAGCCGCGATCCGGCTGTGACGGCGACCAGGTGCTGAGGTGTTGGGTATGAAACGCTGGGAGCCTAGCCCATTGGAATAGGCGAACAACTGGAGGGCTGAATCATGTAGTGAATAAACGGGACGACCGCAAATACCGGCCAGCCGCATCAGCGGTAAGGGGCCAAGTTCCCGCAGCGACGTACCAGGGGAAAGGAAGCGCATTGCGCACTGGGCAGTTTGGCATGGCGACCCATTAACGCAGCAACCAGCCTAAAAATGACGAGTGGATTTACCCTGCCGCTGCCAATACGGGGCGGTAGGCATAAGACCACTGAGGAGCAAAACGATGAATAACGAGAAATTCAGTAAAGACGCATACGAAACGGCTGTTGAATTTAACGTTCAGCAGCGCTTTGCGGCAATGCTGGTGCATACCGGTTGCTTTAACGTCAATCGTCGTGGTGCCGATATGGTTGGGTTTATTTCTGACCGCAAGGCTAATTACAAAGCCGCCCACCCTGAAATGCTGACTGCTGGCGATACCATCATCAATCACCAACACTTCACTGATTTCATCATGTCGGGCATCTGGCGCAATCAATAACAAACCCGGCCCCGTAACCAACCGGGGCAACACACAGCAGAGGGTTACACGATGGAACTACAACGCATCAATAATACGCAGGCCAGAGAGGGTGACGTTATTCATGCCTATGGCGCGATATTCAAAATCAAGGCGGTTTTATCATTCTCGCTATCCCCCGGCATTCATGGGGTAAAACCTGTGGCCGCAAATATCGCTGAATGGGTGTCTGGACGGGAGGAACCCGGTTATTTCGGGCGCGGTAAAGACTTTAACTTTCAGGGCAGTCACTCTGCCATGATTTTTATCGAGCCTCGCAAAACCCAATAACACCCACCGCGCCCTACGGGGCATAACTACAGAGGGAAATATGAAACAAACTACAAATATCTTACTCGTTGCAGGTGAAGTTGCAGAGTTCTTGAACAAAATTTTGGCGCAACGTGAAATGGATGAGAAGTTTGCATCAGTTGTGCTTGAAATATTATTGGCGGCCTCATCATCAGAAGACCGCCCAGGGATATCTGTTAACGAACCCCAACCTTCTTGCCGACCTGCTCAATAATATGACTTTCACGAGCACTGAAAGCACTTATTGCGCAGCCACACAACGAACATTGAACAAAGTAAATTTGATGTCCGCAATTTCTAACCTTTGTATTTGTGCCAAGTTCAAAACTTGTTGAATCACACTTCGGGCATTTCGTCGATAACGCCATTTTAAAAATCCTTTTATTGACTGTGGATTTAACAGTCTACCGATTTCCTTTGACTGTGGAAAGCAAGGAACCGCTGCCGCCTGAGGTGGGGAAGTTAAGCAGGCAATCGAATCCCCAACACCAGGGAACGGTCGCGATTACACGTCATTTGATGTGGGTCGACTGACGCCGGAACCGTAACCGGCACTCATCCGCATGTGGCTTGCACATGACTTCGGGGGCGTTGTCAATGTGAGCACAGGCCACAGCCGGATGAATCAACATTGCTGTGTGTAGTCTTTGGCCGACCTCGTTCGGCCTCTTTTTTTCCCATCAATAAGGGCGTTGCCCGCCGCTCCGGATGTGCCGGAACCGTAGCGAAAGCGAGCGCGGATACAAACAAGGCAGCGCCCTTATACATGTGATCTTCACTTTCCGAGAGGACATTCCATGCAAGTTATCCCCCGCATTAGCGGTGAGCGCTTAGCCTCACTGCCAGCAGGCGCACGCCTGAGCTTTAATAACCAGATTATTACCATCAATCACTGCCGTGGCGGCTGGGTCAATTACACCGATGCTGCTGGCGCTCGTCGTGAATATGAAGTTGCTGTAGTCGCGGCCAGCGCCACCGAGCAGCTTGATGCAACCTCCTGCCAATGTTGCGGCGTTCTGCGTCGGCGCACCGATTTAATAAAGAAAAGAATCAAGCTGCCATTCCGTAACAGTGAGGACTTGTTGGTTTGCTCTGACGGCCTGTGTTCTGCACTGCATATTGGTTTACGAACGCCTGATCGATATAAGCCAAAACCAAAACCAGACGGACGCAAATTTAAAAGGAGCGGCTATGTCAGATATTAAATTTGACCGGCGGGCGGGCCATTTATACCGCCTGACTGGTGAGGACGTCATTAATTACGGGCGCAAAGAGCCCACCAAGGGAGAGACCGTGTTTTATTCCACCATTTTTGTTATCGGGATTTTGGCGCTGGGGGTGGTATGGGGATAAGCAAACAACCGTTGGCCCCCAACGTGTGCGCACCAACGCTTCACATCGGGGCTGTAGTCAACTACACCGACCACCGGGGCAACCCGGTGCAAGGTCAGATAGTCGCGGCACGCTGTGAATGGGAGGGCCGTGACAACGGTGCGGCATTTACCCTGAGGTATGCGATTACCCACCCCACCAAACGCTCCCGAGAGTTTCACGCCATTGGCGATATTATCAGCGAGGTTGAATAAACAATGGCAAATTCATTTAATAAAATGATTGATGAAAAAATCATTAAGCGCGGTAAAACATCTTTATTAATTCGCCTTGACGACATTCATATTAAAGAGGGATTTAACCGCCGAATCGATAATGACCGTTATCGTGAAGCAAATGAAAAAACCTTCCAATATATGTCGAAGGGCGGAAAGGTTCCAAACCTTGAAGTGATACCCCGCGATGAGGGCGGTGTGTGGATCATTGAGGGACACCGCCGCACCCTGACCTACCGCCGTATGCGTGATGAAGCGGGATTGCCTGTTGAGTGGATAAAAATAGAGCCATTCGAAGGAAATGATGTTGATCGCATCGCTCGTATTAGAACCAGCAATGAGCAATTGCCGATAACTGATTATGAAGAGGCGTTGCTGGTTAAAGACTTGCTAAACCTTAATTTATCGGCGGATAAAATATCCGAGGCTTTACATATTCCTCGCTATAAAGTCGACAATGCCATGGTGCTTATTTCTGCCAATCATGACGTTCACCAATTGGTTGAAAAAGGTGAGGTTGATATTCCGCTTGCAGTGCAACGTGTCAAAAAACACGGTGCTAAAGCCGGTGAAGTTCTGAAAGGTGACGCAGGCAAGGCGAAGGAGAAAGGCAAGGCTAAAGCCACCAAGTCAACAGCCATCCCGCAATTCAGCGCTACCCGCGCTCGCAGACTCTGTGAACTACTCTACGACGCAGCCAACATGACCAGAGAAGAAGGTGACGTTCTGCTACTCGCCGCAGGAACCAGAGAGGAAATAAACAAAATCCTCAACGAGTACCGGCAGCAGCACCCCCAAGTATTCGATGATGCAGAACAGGAGGCAAAATGAATACTGTCTCTATCGTCGTACCAACAGATATATCTGCGAAAGTCCGAGAAATAGAAACAGCATACGCAGCTTTTGTCGAAGAACATCGCATACCAAACGATCACATAATCATCGTTAACTACTCGGCCGGTAAAGACTCCACAACCACGCTCGCAATTGCGCATCATCTTTTCGGCAACAAGGTTCGAGCGGTGATGGCTGATACCGACAACGAGCACGAGCTGACGATCGATTATGCCAAGCATATTCACGAGCAAATCGGCTGTCCCCCTATCGAAGTTGTTAAACGGATTTACACAGAAGCAGATTTTGCCAAGCGGCGCGCGACTGTTGATAAGAACTGGCGCAAGAAGCAGGCAATTCGTATGGGAGCCTATCGCGGTGTCATCATGCCGTCACTGAGCCGCTCAGACACGAAATTTGGCCTCGCATGGCAAAGGACGGCTGAGCGTTGGGGTATCGAATTTGATACCCCGCTAGAAGCCGCTATGTCCGTTCTGCACCCATCAGGTAATAGCTTCTTAGATGCCGCATTGCTACACGGCAAATTTCCAATGCTGCGAGACCGTTTCTGTACCGATGAGCTGAAAATAAAAATAGCTTTCGATGCCGTAATGGCCCCACTGCTGAACGACGGGGAAGTGATTGTGCAGTGGTCTGGCGTGCGGGCTAACGAATCAAGCAAACGCGCTGGATATGCACGGTTTGAACCTGATAAACGCGATCCTGGCTTTCTCTATAACTTCCTCCCCATTCATTCCTGGACAGCCGCTGATGTTTTCGCGCTGCAAAAACATTTTGGGATCAGGCCGAATCCGCTCTATTTGCAAGGCGCGGATCGTGTGGGCTGCATGAACTGCGTGCTGTGCAACAAAGAGGAGATCGCACAAACCGCCGCTCGTTGGCCGGAGCACATAGAAAAACACCGCCAATGGGAGGAAAAAGTGCGGTTAGTTAGCCGTTGGGTTCACTGGATGAGCGTCGGAACATTCCGGCAGACCTGGTTCAAGAAGTTTAAACAGCCGTTCGGCACTGTGCCACAAATCGGCCACCTGCGGCCGGAAGTCCAAGTGTTGGATTGGTCATCTTTTTACGGTACTCGCGCCGGGATGGGGGCTCCTGGTGTTGATGATGTCGTTGCGTGGGCGAAAACAGGACGCGGCGGCAAAGTCTACGACATTGTTCGTGCCAGCATTGACGCGAGCGTTTGTTCATCCCGTTACGGTCTATGTGAGTGAGGTGCGTAATGCCAGATGAACTGAGCCTCAACGGAAAAAGCATTCTCGACATGTGCTGTGGCTCCCGCATGTTCTGGTTCGACAAGCAGGATGAGCGGGCCCTATTCATCGATAAGCGCAGCGAAAAACACAAACTTTGTGATGGCCGTCCACTGGTAATTTCCCCGGACCTGATCGCCGACTTCACAGCGCTGCCGTTCAGCGATTGCACATTCCCTGTTGTCGTGTTCGATCCGCCACACCTGGAACGCGTCGGCCCCAACGGTTGGCAGGGCAAGAAGTACGGGAAGCTTGACCGTGAAACATGGCGCGATGAACTGCGCGCAGGATTCGCTGAGGCTTTCCGCGTGTTGCGGCCACACGGCGTGCTGATTTTCAAATGGAACGAAACCCAGATACCGGTTAGCCAGATCATCGCCCTCACAGATGAGAAACCGGCTATCTGGCAGCGCACCGGCAAGAGCGATAAAACGCACTGGATCATCTTCGTTAAGGGGGCTGAAGCCCAGGAGAAAGCATTGTGAAAACTCTGAACATTTCATGGCTTGGCGCATGCCCTAAATGCGACAACGAGACGCACAAGGTTGAGACGGAAAAAGGTTGTGGGTTCCGCTTGTATGAAGGCGACAAAATCACCTGCAGCAAGTGCAGCAACACTGGCAGCGTGGAAGTTGAAGAACATGCCTACGCCGTATGGGATGAGCCAGAATCGGAGAAAGCATTATGAGCAAGCAAACCTACATTGAAGATCTACATCAGTCATATCTCAAAGAACTGCAAGTAAGGCGTCGTCTGACCTTCTCCCCGTACAAATACAAGGAAAAAGATCGCTGGCTTGAAGTATGTAACGCGCATAACCGCAACAGGGCGCGTAAAGCTCGCCGAAGCATCGGTAAAGGCAACAAGATTGGCGGGCGCAGAACAGGCAAAGGCATGTGTGGCTTTTTGCTTGAGCTGAAAATGTGGGCGGAGATAACTGGCAGCAACCGCAAAGCTATTGGTATGCCTCAGCGCGTTTACCGTATCAGCCACAACGGGATAATTTCTCATGGGCAATAAGCTGAGCGAACTGAAGGCGACCGCCCTGGCCGCAACTCCGGGTCCGTGGGAATGGTTCACGAGTAACAGCATGGCACGATTGAGCAGTACGCCAAGCGGAAAAGATGGCGATGTGTTGAGTGCCTTTCATGCATCCGATGGCGTGCCGTGTGTGAACGTTAGTCAGCGCGATATGGCATTCATCGCTGCGGCTAATCCTGCTGCCGTTCTCGCCCTACTGGCTGAGCTGGAGGAGAAAAGCCAGGAACTAGCAGAAGCGGAGGCTAAAGGCGTGGAGAAATTAGCAGAGGCATTTAAATCGTGGGCAGATGAAAGCGGTGATGATTACGAAGCAGATCGCCATTGGTATGCAGCAAGCAAAGAAGCCATGTCTTTTGCTGATGACCTGCGCAACAGGGGCTTCACCGCAGAGGGAGGTGAACAGTGAAATTCAAACCGGGGCAGGTCTTCTATGGTTGCTGGCCGTACACCGATGACGATGGCCGAGTGTCGATTACCGTGGATGAGTGGGAGGTTCGCACCGTGCGCCGCAAGCGCAACAGCCAATCACGCTGGGGGGTACCGAAAGCACTCCCGGACGACAATCTGTACGTCAACCTGACACAGCGGCATGTGGGACTAACTCAAGATAAGAAAGGCGCATGGCTGAAGAACCCTCCGGCCTGTTGCCGCCGCCAGTTTGCAGTTGGGCATGGGTTGCCGAGTGACCTGTTTACCACACCGCTGCAAGCGTTGAAGTTTGCGCTAACGGCGGCAGATAGCGACGCAGAAACGAGGGCGGTTAAGTCTCGCATTACCAAACTGCGCAACGCCAAGAAGAAGGGGTAGTTAATGATTGATGGCTTCACCCTCGTTATTCTGCTCGCCCTACTCGTTTTCTTTGGCGGCATCCTGGCCTTTGCGTGGCTCATGATGAAAGTCATCCACGATTAACCACACTTCGCAGTTTTCCTGTTTCAATTCAAAATATTAGGATTCTTCTCGGTTCACCCGCCCATCGATCGACCAAAACGATCGGTTTTTCATTATTGATCTACGAAACCTATTTGTTAAATCCATTTTCTTTACCACACTACCTAAGGTGCGCACTGAATCAAGGACGATTAATGGCTTAATTTCAATCAATTAGGGTCAAGCGATGAGTAAAATTCGTAATTTCAGTGGCAACAGCTTTGTTGTTCGGTCTATCATGCCTGTGCAGCCCCTCAATGGGCTGTCGGGATTTGCACCCCGGACATCAACAAAGCGCACAACCGCGCCATGCGGTTTTTTTGTGTGCGGCGCACGGCTACACTTATCAATGGTGGGGCGTGCAGGGGAGCCGAAAGGCTCGCCGGGTTCTTTGTTGACCGGTAGTGCAAACCCTGTACGTCTCACCACCAGTCAGAGATTTGCACCTCTTGGTGGTGACTCCAAAATCAACAAAGGAGTTCAGCCATGAATAGCCAACTCATCCCCGTCTTCAATGGCGACATTAGTAACGAAGCCGCCCTACTTTGTGATGCCCGCGAACTTCATCGGCACTTAGAGGTAGGCAAGCGCTTTGCTTCCTGGATTAAAGAGCGTATCGCTGAGTATGGTTTCGTTGAGAATCAGGACTATATTTTGTAATGGTCAACTAAAACCGGACACCGATTTAGGCACATTGTTGTAGTCGTCGTTCGTATTCATCCGGCGAGATATTTCCCAGCCGGTAATGCCGCCGCTTCAGGTTATAAAAACTGTCGATATAATCGATAACGTCTGCAATACCCTGACTTCGGGTTTCATAGCGACGGTAGTTAACTCGCTCTGCTTTCAGGCTGCGGAAGAACCTCTCCGTAACGGCATTATCCAGACAGTTGCCCTTGCGGCTCATACTGCCCGTCACATCAAGTTCTTGCTGGCAGGACTGAAACTGAGTACTGGTATATTGCGCCCCTTGATCGCTATGGAACACCACAGACCCTGTTGGTCGTCGTTTATTTACTGCCAACCTTAAGGCCCGGACGGTCAAGTCGCTGTCCGGTTTGTCTGAGAAGGCCCAACTCACTATTTTTCTTGAACATAAGTCCATGACGATAGCCAGATATAACCAACCCTGAGCGGTACGCAGATAGGTAATATCACCTGACCACCAGGTATTCAATATCTCTGGATTAAACTGTCTATTCAACAGATTAGCGGCAACGACAGCAGGTTTTCCACCGCGTGGATAGCGATGGCGCCCGGGGCGTTTAGCTACCAGTAATAAGGTTTTCATTATCTGCCGAACGCGGTATCTGCCCACGTTAAAACCTTGTTCTCGTAACTCGATGCACATACGCCGGCTGCCATATGTGGCATCCATTTCAGCGTGAACATGCTTAGCCGCCGCGTACAACATCAGAACATCGGGCTTGAGCATTGGCCGACGACTACGGGCATAAAACACGCTGCGCGTGAGCGACAAGCAGCGGCATACTTGTTGGATATTTGCACCGGCCTTCTTCAATTTTACCGCGACTTTTTGTCGTTGTTCATTTCCATGGCGAAGAAGGCCGAAGCTTTTTTTAACAGGTCATTGTCGCTCTGCAACTGCCGTACCTGCTTTTCAAGTTCTTGTATTCGCCGTTGTTCCGGTGTTATAGCACTGGCTATCGGTGTGTTCCCGCGGATCTCTCCGCGATACTGCCGTAGCCAGCGTTGTAATGTTGAAAGGCCAATATTCATTGTTTCAGCAGCCTGAGTCACCGGGTACTTATGCTGAAGAACCAGATTGACGCACTCTTGTTTAAACTCATGAGTAAATGATTTTTTTCGCATTCTCACCTCGTTAGCGTTGCTCATTATATCTCTAACAACGTGTCCGGAATGATTAGACCATTACAGGGTTCTTCACACCTATAATGAACTTGGTGTAATTGTGAAGTCTCGGATGGCAGAAAGTAATGAAGACCTAACCAGTCCTGAAAATGTCGCCAACGTCTTACGTAAACGAGGTTGGGTGATGGTTCGAATGGATACTCTAAAGAGTGAGCGATTTAATTAGCAAAGCCACTCATCAATAAAAGTTTAATTACCCCAGCCTATCGCTGGGGTTTTCATTTGCATAACCGGTTACCAACATGAAACCCCGCATACCGAAAAACATCAGCGATAAAGCTGAGGGTGTTCTGTGCGCGTATCGAGCTGGGCAGGCAAAACCGCGCCGCACCTATCAGCATAAATATTTAACTCTCCCGGTCACACCTTGGTGGCGATATCTGTCGAAAGACGGCGGCACTACATGGCGGTTGATGTCCCATTCTGAATACAATACGGAATTAAGGAAATGATATGACTAATTATCAGGTTCTCTGTTTTCTTCAGGAAGATGGCGGATATTATGATGTTCACGGACATATCAAGCTGCTTCAAAGCAAATTCCCAGATATGGGATTCACCGACGAAAGAATAAAAAACCTACGCAATATTATGACCCGCTCAGAGTCCATTAGAGTTGATCGCCACTGGAGAAAATCATCCATGGGGCTCAAGGTCGTTTTCGTCTCACCAAAATTCGCCAATTACTCCAAATCTGCGGCAGGCTTTGGGAAAGAGACCACCAAACCGAGGTGGACCTACCTCAAGGGAGAGCATCCAGAAACAATAAACGCCATTCTACGGCGTCAGATGTTCGACCGGTTGCTGAGTGAGTGCCGTGACGCACAGAGATGACCTGCTGCGCAACACAGCCAGAGAAGCCCTAACAGAATACCGCTCCCCCACCAACAAACTTTCCTACCGCGAAATCCTCGACAAGCACGCAGCCAAAATAGCGCCCTTCTGGCCAGCAAAACCACCAGCCTGGATGCGCCTTAGTTGCGCCTGCATGCGGATTGATGCGGGTAAAAAGTAGAGACCACCATGGCAGAGATAAACATTGATGATGTCCCATTCACCTTGCCGGAGGCGTCTGCCTTCCTGAAAAAGTCACCTCGAACCGTAAGAGCCTTAATCAAGGCAGGACTGCTAACAGCTCGCAAAAGCGGGCCAAATGGCAAGGGGCATTATGAAATTCTGAAATCGGATTGCCTTGCCTATTACGGCAGGGGGACACAAAATCAGGTCGTGAATGCAGACGGCCATCAACAGAAAGGTAACAACAGATGGCCCTTAAACAACGTTACGGCAATTGGTACTGCGACTTTGTCGAGCCGGGCAGTGGCAAAAGAATTAGGCGCTGCCTTAATACGGCAGACAGGAAGCAAGCGCAAGAACTCTACGATCAGTTAAGAGCCGAAGCCTGGCGAGTTAACAAGTTGGGGGAAATTGCGGAGCATACTTTTGATGAAGCCTGCCTACGCTGGCTTACGGAGAAAGAGGAAAAACGCTCTTTGGACGATGACCGCACGAAAATAGAGTTTTTTCTCCAGCATTTCACTGGAAAAAATCTCTCTTGGATCTCGGAAGATAGGATTATGGCTGCGGTCGCCAAAATGCCGAACAGGAAGCACCAGCAACGCTGGGAGTTAAGGAAAGCCGCTGCGGAACGTAGAGGGAAGCCAGTACCGGTATATGAGCCAAAATCTGTATCAGCGGCAACTCGCAGCCAACACCTATCTTTTATGCGCGGACTGATGAAGATTGCTGCCGATGAATGGAAGTGGTTACGCAAGGCACCGGTAATCAAAGTCAGGAAGCCGGTAAGTAAACGAGTGAGGTGGCTCACCAAGGATGAAGCGGCCACTCTGATCAAATGCATGCCTGAGCCATTTCGCCCTGTTGTCATGTTCGCGCTAGCAACGGGGCTTCGTCGTTCCAACATCATCGATCTGGAATGGTCACAGGTAGATATGCAAAGGAAGGTGGCATGGATTCACCCAGAGAACGCCAAAGCTGGCAAAGCCATTGGCGTCGCTCTGAACGATACCGCATGCAAAACTCTGAGGGATCAGATAGGTCGTCACTCCCGGTATGTGTTTGTGCATACGACGGCACGTAAACGTCCTGGGGGGGGAGTAACACCGGCGGTGAGGAAAATGCGCGTTGACGATAACTCAGCCTGGAACACAGGAAAACGGCGTGCAGGGATTACTGATTTCCGTTTCCATGACTTGAGGCATACCTGGGCAAGCTGGTTGGTTCAGGCAGGGGTTCCACTTTCAGCGCTGCAAGAAATGGGGGGATGGGAGAGCATAGAGATGGTTCAGCGTTACGCTCACCTTTCCCCTTCCCATTTAACCGAACATGCGAGAAAAATTGACGAAGTCTTGGCGGGCAATGTCACTAATCTGGCACTTTTGGAAAATCTTGCAGTTGGGGAATAG